AGTAACAACTTTATATGCACGTATTATTCCATCTGATTTCAAAATGCGTGTGCCTGCACCTAACACACCTCAAGTGTGGAAATTTATAATTGTAAATCACCAGGTTCCAATTTACGCAGAACGTCAGACAAATGCGCACGGTAAGTTGCCAGTGTTATTTGGGCAACCTTTAGAAGATGGCCTCTCATACCAAACAAAATCTCTTGCACAAAATGTACAGCCAATTCAGGAACTCTCATCCGCAATGATGAATTCTGTGATTGCAGCTAGAAGGCGGGCAATTTCTGATCGAGGTCTTTTCGATCCCTCTCGTGTAGGTGAAGCACAAATTAACTCAGATAATCCATCTGCTAAAATTCCTGTGCGACCAGCAGCTTATGGTAAACCTCTCTCAGAAGCATATTATCCTATTCCATTTCGAGATGACCAATCTGGCATAATCATGCAAGAGATGGGCGCAGTTGTTAAACTCTCAGAGCTTATCTCAGGTCAAAACCCAGCAAGACAAGGACAGTTTGTTAAAGGTAATAAAACACAAACTGAGTACTCAGATGTGATGACTCACTCAAATGGAAGAGATCAAAACACTTCCATCTTGTACGAGGCGCAAGTATTCACACCTCTCAAAGAGATGTTGAAGCTTAACATATTACAATATCAAGGCCCGGCATCTTTATACTACAAAGAGGCAAAAACTGAAGTAGTTATCGATCCTGTTAAATTGCGCAAAGCCACAATCGAATTTAAAATCTCCGACGGTCTTACTCCTGCATCTAAGTTAATAAACGCTGATGCATTCCAAACATCATTGCAAGTCATTGGATCATCTCCGCAAATTGGTGCAGGTTACAATATAGGCCCCATGTTCTCATATCTTATGAAAACTCAGGGCGCCCATATAACTGAATTCGAAAAATCTAAAGAGCAAGTTGCTTATGAAACTGCACAAAATCAGTGGATGCAGATGGCCCAACTCTCCTTATCAAAAGGTATAGAGTGGAAACAGCCTCAACCAACACCTGAGCAATTTGGCTATTTACAAGATGGTCAATTGAAACAAACTGAGGAGAAGCCTGATGCTCTCACATCGTTTATAGGCACATTGCAGAAACAAACTGAGCAACCTGGCCCCGATCTGACTGGTGCATCTGCAATAAGTTAATCTAGGATTCGTTATGGCAACTCTTTTACCTTCAACTTTCACTCGTTATAAACTAACTCCAGAGGAGCAAACAAATGGGCAAACACTAACAACAAATAACTTATATGTCTTGCAGAACTTTATCTGCGATGCAGCAGAGGAAAAACTGGCACTTAAATTTGATCCAGAGCATCCTATGCTGTTTGCCCAACGAGAAGCAGAATTGCAAGGCCAACTTGGAATTCTTAAACTTCTTGTAGAACTCTCGTCCTCCTCACAACTCTCTATAGGTAACTAATATCATGGCCTTTTTCTCTAACATCTTTGGCACAACTTCAACTGTAGAAGGTGCTCCAACGCCAGCTCCTGCTCCAACTCCTTCAGCCGCACCTGCGCCAGCTCCAACACCATCCGAGCCAGTCTCCCCGCTCGATGAATTTAAATCTCTATGGGAACCTAACACATCATCTGGCGTAGATACAACGCTACCAGCAAATATGTTTGCAGGGGCCGATCCAGCTAAGATGCTTGAGGCAGCACGGAAAGTAGATTTCTCTAAGTCTATTCCTCCAGCTGTATTAGAAAAGATTACCGCAGGTGGCCCGGAAGCTGCCAGCGCTTTTGCTCAAGCTCTTAATGATGTATCTCAACGCGCTTATGCTCAATCGTCATTCGCATCTACTAAAATTGTAGAAGCTGCATTGGCTAAATTCCAAGAAGGACTGGACTCCCGGCTCCCTTCGCAAATTAAGAGGCATCAAGTCTCTGACTCAATCCGCGAATCCAATCCAGCTTTGCAACATCCAGCAGCAGCTCCAATTATGGAAGCGTTGCAATCTCAGATGGCAGTAAAATATCCTAATGCTACTGTTAATGAGCTAAAAGATATGGCAAGCACCTATCTCACTAAGTTTGCAGAAACAGCTAGGCCAACTAAGAAGGCTGATGCAGTTCCAGCAAGTGAAGATTGGGATAGTTATTTCTCTAAGTAATTTTTCTTTAATCCCTGACTTTTAACATAGGAAACTATTATGGGCTTTACTCGTCAACAAGTTCGCTCTGGAGGTATCGTAACTGATGCCCGTGCCGGAGATTCTCTAACTAATCCAGTTATTACATCTATCGCAACTGATGCGGCAGCTACAATTACAGCTGCTCAAATCGAAGGCGGTGTGGTGCAATTTACTGGCTTCACTGCTGGTCGTGTTCTGACAACTGATACCGCTGCCAATATTCTTGCCGCATTCCCAGAAATGGATGTAGGCGATTCTGTTGAGTTTCGTGTATCTTGCGTTGCTGCTTTTGCCGGTACTTATGCTGCTGGTACTGGTGTAACTCTTGCAGGCCGCGCAACTACTCCGGCATCTTCTCATTCTGTTATTTACATCACTAAGACCTCGGCCACAACTGTGACCTGGACTGTGCTGTAATCTCAACAATCTTATTAATCTAAGGAAACTAAAATGTCTATCGGTATTTTTAACACCTCTGCGCTAACCACGGATCTAGCCAAGAAGTCATTCGCAGGAATGATTACTCGCTTGATGCCTAATGGTCAAGCTCCTCTCTTCGGCATGACTTCGATGTTGCAATCAGAAACTGCTGTGGCAACTGAGCATGGATTTTTCACTAAGACCATGTTGTTGCCACAAGTAACCACATATGGTTCAACTCACTCAGGCTCTGATACCACTATCAATGTTACCTCTACTGCTAACATTCTGCCTGGAATGATTATGCGTATTAACAACTCATCTTCTTACGAGAATGTGATTGTTAACTCCGTGATCTCTGCAACTCAGATGACTGTTAATCGTGCTGTTGGTACTGTTGCTGCTACAACCATTCCAGCTAACACCGATATGTACCAAGTTGGTAATGCTTATGAGGAAGCCTCACTGCGGCCTAACTCTCTGATTATCAACCCTGTGCGTATTACCAATTACACGCAAATTTTCCGCAATACTTGGGCTATCTCTGACACCATTCGTCAAACAATGATGATTGCTGGAGACACTAACATTGCTGAATCTCGCACAGATTGCGCTGCATTTCACGCTGTTAGTATTGAGGAAGCTCTGTTCTTTGGCCAGAAATCCCAAGGTACTCGCAACGGCAACCCTTTCCGTACAATGGATGGTTTGTTGAATATTGTAGGTACTGCAGGAAATTATCCTTCCTACTACGCAGGAGCAACCAATGTATTTACTGCAAGCTCTACAACTACTTATCCTCAGTTGGAAGGTTTCCTGGACCCACTATTTAATCAGTCTACTGATCCTAAAGTTGGTAATGAGCGTATCTTGTTTGTAGGCGGAACTGCTAAGAAAGTAATTACTGGTATTGCTCGCTTGGCAACTGGCTCTCATTACCAATTGGAAAATGGAGCAACTTCTTGGGGTCTGCAATATTCCACCATTAAAACTTCTCGTGGCGCATTCCAGTTGATCGAACATCCATTGTTTAATTCTAATACCACATGGAGCAAAATGGCTGTTGGAGTTGATCTGTCTACATTCCGTGTAGCTTATCTTGGTGATCGCAAGACTCAGAACAAAGAGTTTAATGCCGATAATTCTGCAACCGACAACGGCATCGATGCAACTGGCGGAACTTTGACAACTGAGATGACTTGTGTTGTTAAGAATCCTCCTGCCAATGGTGTTGTTTATAACCTCACTGCAGCCGCAGCTGGTTAATCTCAACAAGTCTGATTCCTTGTGAAGAGGGCGACAGTTTTTCTGGTATAGTTATCTGAATAAACCAAACTATACCTTTTTGCTTATCTTCACATTCTCAAAGGTTTTATATGACAGTAATGACAATTTTCAAGTCTCGTGCCGCCACCATGGGTTACGTGTTCCGCTCAGGTAAATCTGTCCACTTCCTAGGTGGTCAGTATGCAACAACAATTTTGTCTGAGATTGAAGAACTCACGCAAGTATGCAATGATGGCCATTATAACTTCTATATCGACCCTGAGTGCAAAACTCTTGATTCGGAACTTCTCGATCCTCTCGAAGCTCTAAGAGCTAAGATTAGGGAAGAAGAGCGTGCCAAGCTTTTAGCAGCAACTGATCCTTCAAGAGATATGGGAAAAACTGATGCCTCTAAGTTAGAAGGAATTGCTAACTCTTCTTCTATCCGCGGCCTCCAAGTATCTTCTAACGGCACACCTGTGGCTGTCAGTGCTATTAAAGTCGGCGGATCTAAGTAATACACTTACAACTAATTGAGAGCCAGTCATGCCTACATCGTTTGCAGCTATCGTAGCTGATGTAATGTCGCTAACCAATAGGCCTGATTTGGTAGCGGAGACTAACCTTGCTGTTAAAGCCGCTACACTCAAAGCACATCAATCAGATGATTATATAAAAGATTTGTTTGAAAGTGCAATTCAGTTTGACACATCTGAGTTTTATCAAACTTGGGACTATAAATCTACTCTCCCACTGTGGAGAAAGCCTAGATATCTGAGAGTGTATGATGCTCCAGGTGCAACTCCTGGCACATTTCTCACCTATGTAGAACCTGAGAAAGTTGTCGATAATTATGGTGTGAGTCGCACAGACATATTTTATGTAGCAGGTTCATACATCCAAATTAGGACGAATGCCGAACAGCAATACTTTCTTGTCGGTGCGTACATGAATCCTGATGTAACATCCACAGGATTTAACTCTTGGATTGCAGATGACCACCCATTTGCAATAATTTATGAGGCTGCTGCAATCTTATTCAAGACAATTGGGTACGATGAGCAAGTTGCCACATACAGAAAAATGGTGGAAGAGCAAATGCAGCAAATTAAACAACACGCAGTAACAGGAACAGGAATGTAAATGGCAGCATCAATTTGGGCACCGGGTTCAACATCTACCCCAACACTTCCGGCAGTAGCTCCTGTACAGTTTGTTAAAGGTACAGCAGCATTGCCCGGAATAACTTTTGTCGATGATATAGAAACAGGAATCTGGTCACAAACAGACGGATACCTGCAACTCACTGTGAATGGTGTGACAAGAGTTACCATTGATCCGACAGGAAGAGTTACATTTAACGGTAAAGTTATCACAAACACTGAAGTGGATATTGCATCCTCCACTGTTTGTGACATAGGCGCAGTCGGAACTAACAGTGTAAGAATTACAGGTACTAATGATATTACATCGTTCGGTACAACTTACGCCGGGCCAATGTTTGTGCGATTTGAGTCCGCTCTTACTCTTGCGCACTCATCGGCACTTATATTGCCAGGCTCTGCTAATATAACTGTTGCCGCAGGAGACACCTTACTTGTAACACCTAAAGCCACAGCTGGAGTAGCTGATGGTTGGGTAGTGTTATCCTATGAGCGAGCAGCTACAGCTGTCATAACTGGAGATTATCTCAATACTCCCAGAGAAGATATAGTCGCTGCTACTGCCACTGATATAGATGCCCAAGCACCTGACACAAGGAATATAAATATTCTTGGTACGACTACAATAACCTCCTTCGTCATTGGTATAGATAGGGTTTATTTTGTCAGGTTTGCTGCGGCGTTGACTTTGACAAACAACTCTAGCATTGTGACTCAAACTGGTGCCAATATCACTACTTCTGCTGGAGACACTTGCATTCTGAGAGCCACAGCAACGAATGTTGTAGAGGTCTTGTCTTATTCCTATGCGGGTATCGTACCAAATGGTTCTATATCTCAAGCTAAGTTAGCTAATCCTAGAACCAGGGGAACTAGGACTTCTTTCACTGCTGTAGCGGCTACAACGCTCATTTCCGACATACCAGCTTGGGCTACTGAAGTCGTTGTGATGTTATCTAGTTTCGGGACTAATGGCTCATCTCAACCAGTTTTACGTTTAGGGCCAACAGCCGGCCCGGAATCTTCTGGATACTTAGGCGCTACTGGCACTACTTCTAGTACTACAGGTATTGCACTAACTGACGGATTCTCATCTTCTGGTGTTGCACATATAGTTGTTGTCCTACGTCTATTAGACTTGGCTACTAATACCTGGATGGCTTCCGGGGCCATCTCAAGATCGGACGGTGCCTCCTCGCAAGCAATTGCTGCAACAAAACCTCTGGCCGGCGCTCTGACGCAGTTACAAGTAACTACGACCGGCGCAGTAGATACGTTTGACACGGCAGGATCATATGCTGTTTGGTATTCTTAATGTGGAGTTTAGAAATGAGCATGAATCAAGAAGAGCGCCAAGAGTTTATTCAAGCAATCGCGTCAGCAATACGAATCAGATCAACAGACACAGCTCTGTCAGAAGAAGAGATTGCCGCTATTAGAGTTATGATTAAACAGCAAGAGATTCTTAATCAGCGCCAGTTGCAGTCGATAGCATTTCGCAGGGCAATCATTGAAAAGTCTTTAGGTGCCTTGCTTGCATCAGTATTCATAGCAACCGCAGTGTGGATATCTACTTGGTTTGTCCAACACATTTATAAACCGTAACCTCATAACCCAATGGCACAGATAAAATATCGCGCTAACCTATCTGCCAAAGCATTTCCTTTCCTAACTGATTTTCAGGGCAGGACTGTGATTGTGCCTGGGCCAGATAATACATTCAATCGATCCCTCACATCTCAAGAGGATGCGGATAAAGATGTAGGCGTGCCAATAATTTATTATTGCCACAATGTATTTCCAGCGCCTTATGGATTTAATTCAGTAGGTTATGAACAACTCATTCCACCTTTACTTCCAACTGTCGACACATTCACAGAAGCTAAACTACTTAGATCAAATGCAATCTCTTCCACAGTTAACGGCCCCAGATTCTACTTCGCTCCTCAACCCTCAGGAACTCACTACACTTTTATTTTGGGCGGAACTAGGTGGCTTCCAATTTCAACCTCTGTTCCATATACTTCCGATACCACAATTACCTACGCAACCCTCCAAGGAATTTCGTACATTTTCTTTTCTGGTATCGGTTGCTACAAATGGGACTCCGCAACTAATACATTAATTGCAGTAACTCTCACAGGTCTTGTAGCTGCGAACATTCTTGGTATTGCAACATATCAAGGATACATGATTTCTTATGATGAAAGCTCAGTATACTGGAGTTCCACTCTTGACATAGATTACACATCTAATGCAGTTGATTTTACTCCCTCTCTTGCAACAGGTGCAGGTAATATTAGGCCAGAAGGTGCAAAAGGTTCTATAACAATCGTTTTGCCTGCAACATTTGGCCTAGCTATTTACACCTCATCCAACATTGTCTCAGCAGTATACTCAGGTAACTCTCGTTACCCTTTTAATTTCAAAGAAGTTGTTGCATCAGGTGGATGTTCCTCAGCTAAGCTGGTGACATATGATGCTAATACGGGAAATCAATATGCATACACAACCTCTGGTATGCAAACTGTCACTCAGACAGTCACTCAGACAGTGTTTCCTGAGGTAACAGATTTTCTAGCTGGCTCAGATTTTGAAGATTATAATGATATGACAGGTGAGTTTGAGAGAACGACTCTCACTGATCCTATGGTCAAGAAACTATCTTCAATTGCAGACAGGTATCTTATAATCTCCTATGGAGTATCCTCCCTCACCCATGCAATTGTGTATGATATGACTCAGAAGAGATATGGAAAGTTGAAAATATCTCACGTGGATTGTTTTGAATTTGAATATCTTGATCCTGCAATTGAAGATGCGCCCAGGAAATCAATAGCATTTCTCAAGGAGGATGGTTCAGTTTACATCCTGAATCCATCAATCACATTCGCCTCCTCCAGTGGTGTGATCCTCTTAGGTAAGTTTCAATATGTGCGCTCAAGACTTCTCTCATTAGAAGAGGTGGAATTGCAAACTGTGCATCCTAGTCAAGCTGCTGTTGTGTACGACTTAGTTTCTACATCTGGAGGCACATTAGAATCCACAACAAAATATCAATGTTATGAAACGTCTCAATCAGGTGAAGCGCAGAGAACTTATAAAATTCACAAAACTGGTGTGAACCATTCTATACTTGTTGTAGGAGGTTTCTTTTTATCTTCCCTACAATTGACATTTCACGTGCACGGGAATCGCTAGGTGATATATGGCATATAAATCAACTATCAACACAGGCTTGCCCAATGTACCTGATGTTCCAGATTCAAAGTTTTTTGCAGAATTCCTGAGAGTGTATAATGCTATCAGGAATCTAACAATTGCTGTGGATGCTTACACAGGTGCGCAAGCGCAAGAAGCTGAGTTCTATTCGCAAACCCCTGTTACACAAACTCTGCTAACTCAAAACAGTTTGAGAGTTTATGTACAGTTTTCTGAGGCAATAACATTAGGCCAAACTGTCAATCTCTGGGATAACGCAGGCACATTAAATGGACGCTTATCATCTGCGTCTACTTCAAGACCTATGCACGGATTTTGCACAATTGCAGCTGGTGCCGGTGAGTTTGGGGAAATTCGTTTAGGAGGTTTATGTACCCTTATAGGTGGACTTACTCCAGGTGCTACATATTACCTAGGTAACACAGCTGGAACCATTGCTAATTCTGCAGGCACTTTGTCTCAGAGAGTAGGATTTGCTTTGGGAACTTCTCAGTTATTTGTCCAACCTCAACTAATTTAAGGATCTTATGCCCATATTCCTTTCAGAAAATTTCACGCTTGAAGAAGCCACAATCTCCCAAACAGCGTCAAGATTCGGGATAGATAACTCAAACCCTGAACATAAGACAATCGAAACAGCCAAGCGCACAGCACTAAAAATGGAGAAAGTTAGAGCAACTTTGGGCGCTCCTGTAAGAGTCAATTCATGGATCAGGTGTATCGCTCTTAATCGAGCACTCAGGTCTAAAGATGATTCACAGCATGTAAAAGGTGAGGCAGTTGATTTCATTGCACCTAAGTTTGGAACACCTCTTGAGATTTGCAAAAAGCTAATTCAAGAGCAAAAACTTGTGGGCTTTGATCAACTGATTCTTGAACACTCTTGGGTTCATATTTCCTGGAACTCTCTCCCCGGTGCATTGCAGCGAGGTCAAGTTCTATCATTGCTGCAAGATGGTGGATACGCCAGAGGTTTAACAGACAAACTTGGTAAACCTTACCCAATCTAACTAAATAACTTTATAGGAAATATATCATGTCTGGTGTAGTAATCTCTTGTCAAATGCTCTCTGGAGGTCAGTCCTCTACAGTTGCAATCTCCACAACCTCTGCTCAATCAGCAACTCTAACTGAAACATCTTATCTTGTTACGCCTGATGTGACTTGTTTTGCTCGCATGGGATTAAATCCAACAGCACTATCTAATGGAACAGATCAGATTCTTATTGC